TCGAGCATTGTCATTTAATGCTGTTCGTAACTTCCACGGTCTCATCGAAAAATATGGAAAAGTAACTGCTACTTGTGACTCGGTCTTAATATCAATAATTCGCATAATAGCTTTCCCTTCAAGTGTACTTAACAGTGTTGCTCCATCCTGCGGATATCCAGACTCTGGAGGTACCCAAACTAAAGCCAATCGTCCTGCATGAAAACTACTTGCAGTGATATGAAACATGACTCGAATAGATCCTCTCCACATTTGATATGGAAGTGTTGACCAAGATAATATTGTATCATATCCAGGTCCGCGAAATCCTGGTCTCACAGCAATCCAATCTGTTATTTGAACCCCACTCTGACTTTCCGCAGTCCAAGGTATAATTCGAGCTAACGATGGTGTAGAGAAAACATAATCTAAATCCATTTCAGCAGCATGTGATCCCAATAAACACGGATGTTTATCAATGGTTGCACCTGGATGCATAGTAAGGGTAATTGATGGATTAAGTCCATGAGTATTAGCCATATTGAATTGTCTCGGTACCATTGCTGTATACGGATCAAGTGAAACTGGATTACATTCATGAGCGATAGTTTCTGGGTAACTAGTATCGACCAAAGTCGAATACAATCTTTTCATAACGTTCTTCACTCTAGTGAATGTACCAGTCACTGGTATTGTCGCTATGCTCGTTGACGGATCATCCTGTTCTTGTTCTTCTATAATGGGGTTTGCCGATTTCTTCTTTGCCTCAACATTTCTTTTTGCCTGACGTACAAAACCTTTTCCACTCGCTGTTGCCTTGTTGATGTAATTGCTAGATCCCGTAGTGGATTCTGGTGTCAACATCGTAGATGGAACAGGTTTCAATGGTGTAACTTCAAATTCATGAAGATTTGCTGGTCCTTGTAAAGAAACGTTTACCATCCTAGCATAAATCGAAACACCAACAGGGTTTGATGGAGCTGTGCTATATTGTTGGAGTGGATTTAACACATATACCTTGAGTCCACCCATTGATCTATAAGCTGATGTATTAGCTATTCGATTCATTCCATAACTATTCAATAAGAGATAGTAATAAGGAAATACAAATGGAACAGTAAATACCATCGTTTCAGATTGAGTTGGACTAACCAGTACACAAGGATTCCCAGAAGCTGAATACACATTATTGACCGAATGTCTATAATCCAAATCCATAAACCTCATACATGGGTCCCAAGCAAACAATAATTTTCCATAATGAAAGGCAGTTCCATTCACACGTATTGATATTTCTATATCACAACGTAGGTATGAAAACTCTCTCAATTTATCTTTGATAAACGCTGATTGTTCAATTATTGCGCTTGGAAAATCCAAGACATAAATGTATTGTCCTTCGACCATATCTGG